ATTGTATTGTTTTGAAGAGTATCATATATCATATAGGAATTATGATATCATTGAGTACGAACGTATGATATATGCATATATTTTAGTGTTTACATATTATATATATATTTTTATGAGTAAATAAATCTTCAGGTAAGTAATTTACTCTTATTCCAAAAGTGTTTTTTGCATTTGAATTTTTTATAAAATCAAGATAAATTCCTTTTTCTGATAGACCAGTTCCAATTTCTTCAAAAATCTTTTTACCTGAACCTTTATTTTTCCTTAGATCTTCAGCTTTTATTTCATCTTTTAAATTTCTTTCTTGATCAACTTCTCTTATCTCTTCTTCTATATGTTCAAAATATTTTGTGCTCTGTAGATAGGCATATACATTATGTCCATCAGGCATATTATCAAATAAGTTTTGATCGAAATGGAAGTGTGCTTCCTGCACGTATGGTCCGGGAATCTCTTCTATTTTTGTAAGACCAATAAGTTTGAATGCCTCAAATAATTGATGGTCATTCCACTCGTCATTAAAGTCACTAGGAGGAATAGCAAAGTCATATCCTTTATGTGCTGCGATACCTCGTAGTCCTGCGTACTGGAACATTTGATTGCCCAGTCTACCGTGTCTTCCTAAATGATTGAATCCTATAGTCATGATGAATGTTTCTCTTTCAAATATTCAATCTCCTTTGGTAGGAGGTGTTCATAAGTTCTCTGTGTCTGAGACTTATGCTCTCTGTTTGAGATGTGATAATCTTTTAGTATCACTGGATCTCCATGATATTTATAGAGTCTATAATACATATCACAATCCATCAACATGGTCAAATCTTCATCAAAATACATGTCGATTCCTCGCTTCAATGCAAGGATAGATGGTGAACTCAAAGTATTCACACCCTCTAACAATTTATCATTATGATAAGGTATTTTAGGATTGTAATGTGTGTGACCATCATCAACTGTATGAGCATAACCTGTCACTGCCCAGTGTACATCATCAGTAAATGCTTTGTCTAGTTCTGCCACAAGATTACATGTCAAGATAAAATCATCAGAGAACAACACCTTTAGAATATCTCCATCAGCATGCTGTAATGCATGATTAGTATTAGCAGAAATGTTGCCATACTTTTTTGTATTCTTAATGTAATTGATCTCGAATAAATCTGCATACTCTTTACATGCATCTAAAACTTTATTAGACTCGCTATGATCTGAGATCCAGACATTGAAATTTTTATTGGTTTGTTGTGAAAGGGCATGAAAAATATCAAACAAATAATTTTGACATCTTGCATTACCATCATGAGTTGGAATACAAAAACTAACTCTCATATACTATAGCGTTTTCCTCAACATCATTAATAATAGTTTTAGTCAATCGAGGAACCACATCATTTTCACCATAGAATTTCTTAGCAATCTCATAGTTTTTTTCAATTACTTCCTTCCTACTATGATAAAAGTCTTCGTCTAATTTGTCAAATATTTTCTTGAGTTCGCTGACATGATTGAATCTTATAATGCCATCCATATCAAACCAATTATCCAGATTAGGACACCCCCAATATATTGGTATAGTTCTACTAGCAAAACAATCTATTATCTTCTCTGTAAAATAATTTTTTTGTCTTGAGTTTTCTACTGCGATATGATACATTGCATTTTCAAAGAAATCATTTCTTCTTTGATGAAATGGTGGTGACTTATGTGCATATACTTCCATGCCATTTACATCCTCTATATCCTCTAACAAATCCATGATTTGATTTCTAGTCTTATGCCCAGTAGTCTGTAACTTTGAACTAGTAACAAATGTGATGTGTGGTTTTTTATCTATGTTCAGTTCATTGAAATCTAACCATGAAGAACCCCACTCAAAACATTTTGCCTGTGGGTACTTCTCTAATATTGATTGTGTAAAAGTATAGATTCGATTAAAATTATGTGCATTTCTGAGTGCACCCTCATTCACAGACGGTGCAATCGCATATGGTTCTGCTAGAAATAAAATTCTGTAGTCTGCTTCCTTATCAAATGACAGATTATCTATTGATATACTTACTTTTCTATTACCTACATCTAAACCTTCTTCACCCCATGGATTCCACCATAGTTGATTGATCGTTGCTTTCATCGTATTTCTTGAAAATGATAATGGAAACCAAAGGTCTCTTGTTCACTGTCGGGTAGAGTTTCTTCTCTTGAAAATTTACTCGCCACCGCGACGGGAGCATACACACATCCCTGTCCCTCAAAGATGTGTCGATTGTGGCAGCATATGTTCCCGTCCTCATTATATAGTCCGGCGTTCATATGTTTATAAAAGTCTCCTTCGTTTACTTCCCAAGGGACGGTGACTTTACTGGGGACGTCGAGTAAACGCTTGGAGCGTAAGGAAAATCCTCCATTCCCGACTCGATGATTCTTTCCCCACGGGTCGAGGTAGGCATTTGGGTCATCTCTCCACGGGGCACCGATATAATCGTAATCAAGAAATTTAGGATCCCAAAGGTGAGGACGAATAACATAGCCGTCCGGATGTATGAGAAGGCAATGCGAGGTCCTGACGTGATTAGTAAGATTATAGATACAATAAAAATTAAAGTCATTGATACTTTGAATTGGATAAACTTCCTCATAATCTACATTGGGATTCAAACCTCTAGGTCTTCCCTTACTACTAAGAAACTTAGCAGCACCCCAGTGAATTCCTTCACATGATTTATTGATTGCATATACAGCATCTTCAATGTCAAGGTCAGCGAGCATGACCAATGTGACTTCAGGAATTTTTAGCATTCTTTACAGCACGATTGAATACAGTATAAAGATCAAGCAAGTTGTTGTCAATTTTTTGTGCTTTTTCAAACAAATGATTATTACTAGACAGCAAAGATTTAGTGCAGTCCATAAAATCATTGACCCATAATATCGGATAGTCTTTATATAACTCTTGGAGATACTTAGACTTCTTCATTATGGGAACTCTTCCTAAGTATAACACCTCCCAGTTTCTATGGCAATCAACACCATTTCCCTGTGGACATATCATAAATTTATGATCTAATATCTGCTGACAATATAGATCATAGTGAACTCTTTCTCCTATAGTAACATACTTCCTACCTGAGAACTTCTTTCTTACATTACCTCTCTCACTAATATTTGTATGCTCTGAGTGATTGATGTAAAGTAACTTCTTAGGTTTTACCTTCTCCTGTTGTAGGTATTTCTTGAGTATTCCGATTCGATTGTCACTGGGATGTATGATTCTTTGTACACCATATGGGAATGGGTGAACCTTGCCACCAAATCCGATAGCATTTGTCCCATAGATTGCAACAACGTTTTTAGGAATTTTATCATGTATGTCCTCTGTAATAGGTGTATCTTCTAGGTTTGTAAATATACAAAATTTAGTTTCAGGATAGTTGCTACATGTCTTCAGTAGATCATTAGTCTCCATCAGACCATCTATCCATTTTTGATCACTCTCGGTGTCTGCCTTGAGTGGTCTGTTATAAAGTCGTATATTATCTATAAAAACTGTCATGAACGGTTTACCGCCCTTTACTAGGTCAGCGAACTCTGTATTGCATGGATCTGCCTGCTTCATGTAAGCACCTGCTACGTTTCCTATGCAACCAGACTGATCTCCAAATGAATAATCACAATGATTAGATACTGCTACTCCTTCTATCAGATTCACTTTATAAACCTCACATATTTTTCCTTATTATTTTGAACATAGTCTGGGTATGAACTATCGATAGGTACCACAGTTGGTTGGTACAAATAATCTCTGCCAAATGGATCAAGTCCTGCCTTGATGCGTTGCTCCATTGTATCTCTGTACTGAGGTAAATTGTTCTCTTGGTGTTCATAAGCGTCCATCTTTGCACGTACAGTGTCAGCATCACCAAAGAAACTCCAATGCCATGATGCATTATCAATCTTCCAAGAGTCTTGATGTGATTGCCTCAACTTATCTATGCTCATAGTTTTGAGCATTTTCATAGTGCAAACCCTTGTGCCCATCCATTCTTTTTCACATAATAGATTGAGGTAGTAATAGTATACAGGACCTCTCAACACATAATGATTTTCAGGTTTGAACCATTCACCCATAGCAATCAGTGCCTCTGGATTTGCTATCTCATCAGCGTCACTTGATAGTATAATATCATCGTCCTTTGCCTTGTCAAGAAGTGCATATATTGCAGAGTCTTTATGAAAACATGCTCTTTGATAGTGTATTGGTAATTGATATATGTTCTCTTCTTTCATACTTCTATGATAAGGAACACCCTCCCAATATTTTTCTAATGTTTTATTGTCATCATGTGTGACATGGTGTATTATTTTATGTTCCCATTTTTTGAAACGTTCTTTATTCTCAAAGTAATATAGCGGTTTAGTCTTACCGGTAAATGTTATTGTTGCTTCATTGATGACAAAGTAATCTACAACATCGCCTAGTATGTTGAGTCTAAGTTCTAATAAATCAAGTTCATTATAAAAAGTGAACGTATCAAAGATGGTCATAGTTAATGTTCAAAGTCATTCTAATGTTTTTGGATGGTGAAGAACTAGCATGATATGCATGCAAACCCTCAAAGATCACACACTTACCTCTCTTAGGAGTTTCTCTATGTATGATCTTTGAATGATCATGTTCATCACAGAAAATAGTATCACCGTCAGTTTCATTAATATAATATAGTGCCACGATATGTGGATACTGCTGATCTATATGAAAGTTATGTGGTATACCAAACTTTTTAGGATTTGGATAGTGCATAGTAACATGTGCTCTTGCAATCGTATGTTTCTGCATTCTAATATACTTATTGAAGAATGACAAATCATATTGATTGACTATATTATTTTTTTGTACACGATCTTGAATAAGAGTACAAGAAAAATAAGGATTTGTATCAGTCTGCAATTGATGACCTATAGGGTGAGCACAATCAGGTAGATACCACCATGGACCATTAGTTGCTGCCTCTTCAATTTTGTCAGCAATTTTCCTAGGAAATTGGATCGTATTCAAGAATATATTTTCTTTGTTCTTCACTGTTAGTCCATTCTCCTACGTTTATGTAGTCGTATAGTGGCATCAAACTTACTGTTACATCAGTGCCTAGAAGCATCTTATAATTTAGATGCTCACTCATACTTACATCAGTACAATGTAAGGTTTCGATATTATGACTGCATAAAGCAGCAGCGATACCGAAGGTTCCAACTCCAGAGTTAGCAAGATGTTTTGCAGATAATAATGTACCAAAATCTTCTGCCACACTTTTAGATTGTATTGTAACCTTTGGATGTTTCCTAAGTTCATCTAGTATAGGGTTGTGATTATCCCCCTCTGTGACCACTATCGCTTGCTGAAATTGTTCAACCAATTGCATATAAAAATAAAGAGGATTAGGGATATAGTTGCTAGGGTTTTGTACCCGCCTGTCAAATACGTCTCCACTCCTGATATGAATAACAACACAATCATCAGGGAGTACCACCTTGGGTGCTTGGATATGTGGTTCAATATACGTCTTGCATATATGACGCATGTTTTCATAAATGAATTCTTCTTCGATATTGACTTCTTTATACGGACCCTCCCAGTAGAAGAACTTTGATCGTACTTCCTGACTATTCTGTCCAAACGATGTCGAGTGTTTTTTGATAATTTCATGGTCAATTGATTCAAATGTAGATTGTGTTAGTGCTGCTGCCATTGTGCCGACTGCACATTGCTGAATATTATTTCCAAGTCTGCCATACCAGTGAGAAATTTTCATTTTATAAACAATGTTCTCGCTTCAGCACCATGAGAGATAAATGGTCCCCATGTTACATTATCTATAACTTGAGGATCTATCCACCAATCCTCAAATTGATTCCCTCCATTGGCAACATCTCTTGCTACAATCTGATAACCTAAATCATTCAATATTCTTCTTTGTATATCTCTACACTCAGGTCCATGTGCATATAGATCTGATTCAAATGTAATCACAGAAAATCTATAATCATTTAGTGGTAGATTTTGTAATGCTTTGAGTGTGATGTTAGGTGGTTCACAATCTATTGATACATAATCAAATCTTTTCTTTTTCCACCCTTTATTTTTTATTGCTTCTATCCAATCAAATGTTGTAGCATCTGCTAGATGACAATCATTCCCTCTCTGTAATACAAACTCACCTTGAAATCGTTCATCTATTTCTACTGATATACCTTGCCACTTAAATTCTGATTCTAGCAACCAAGTATTATTAAATGCTGTAGGATGATTAGCACCTATCTCAAGATACCTACCATTCTTTTTACTACCTAACATTGTCAAGACAAATAGATCTTGATATGCTTGAGAGTGATTTTCTTTTATCTTTATTGGATGAATAAGATCATCAGTTTTTTCATTGTACCTTGTATTCATCAATCCAATCACTAATTTCAATAGATGGCATGTATCCCAAAAGTTTTTTTGCTTTTGAAATATCAGCAAGAGTTACTCTTGCCTCTGCAGGTCTAGGTGGTATGAAGTTTTTGGTGTAAGAATTGCAAATCATATCCGCTATTTGATTTACGGAATGATTAGTTCCTGTGCCGACATTTATAG